TCTCTGTCCGTTTGAGCGTTGTTCGCGTGCGTGATTGATACAGACCCGTTTGCCCTGCCGGAATCCGCCACATAAATTGTCCCGTTTCCAATCTCCGCAGCGGCATTCGCTGTGCGCGGCATGAACAACAACGCTGTGTTGACGCCAATACGCGCATCCGTGACCGTTGTCGCTGCGGCACTGGCAGTCAGCGTCACATCAAGAACATTGTTGGACTTGCCCTGAAACAGCCGGGAAATACCTTCCGAAAGCATTCTCCGGTGTGACCGCTCATCCGGCAGGTCTGTCGGTGGAACAACGAATTCAGATACGCTCATAACCCACCGTCTGGCTGTGCCGTGAAATCCACCCCTTGCGCGTGAGACCAATCCCCTCCCGACGCGATTTTGACCTTGGCCCGTGCATACCTTGCAGATATGTCGAAATGCGCTTCGCCGTCGGCATCCACAGAATTGAAGTCGGTATCCGTCAAGTCATCGCCCGGCGCATCTCTGTGCCTCAGTTGGACCGTGACCGTGCCGCCGTCCACGTAAGGACGAATCCCCTCTACAAATAACCTTTGTTTTCCACCGGTCTCCGATGTTTCAAAGGTCGCTTCCAGCGCATCCCCCGTGAACCTGCACAGCTTTTTGTCGGAATTGAACATGGAAAGAAGTGTTGCACCGCCTTGCCACTGCCTTGAATCCAGGGACGCCGGGAGCGTTTCCATCGTGCCAAAAGAGTCCAGTTGTTCCAGCGTATAGCCTGCCGACAAGTCCCGGAAGATAACTTCGCCCGTGGTATCCGCGACGGACCACCGATCAAGCGTCCAGTTATAAATCAACAATCGGTTAGGCTGACCGCCCACATTATCCGACCCAGGGTACAGCCAGAACGTCATTTTATTGATCGTGTCCGCTGCGCCATACACTCTATCGAGGTGGTTTTGATCAAGGTCATTGAAGAACGTCTTCGAAACCCGTTGATCCCCAATTGGTGTGGAACCGGCACCGTCAAAGCGATAAAGGTCTTCTTCTCCGATATAGAATCCGAACGGCCCGACATTCACTAGAGAACGTGAGGCCAAAACACCCCTATCGCGCTCAACTTCAAAGAATCCAAATACAGTAGGCGGACCCTGATATTGAACGCGATATATCGCCTTTTCCATGAAAATAGCGCCATCCATCCCCCCGATAGCACCTGTGAGCGCCATAACCCGCCCGCCGATGGGCAAATCCTGCCTGTCCGACTGTTTCTGCGCCGCGTCCGAAGATCCGATTGTCGGCCAATCCGTTGGGTCGTTAATCGCAGGCCACCACACCCTGTTGCCTACAGACCCATCCGTTGAATCCCATGTATCGCCAAGGAAAACGAAGTCCTTGATAACCCCGATCCGTCTTGCCCTTGGCGGCGTCCCGCCCAAGTCTGCAAAGTCGCTAGATGACCCCAATACGAACGATTGCGGGGTGTCTGTGTGGCCATTAACACTGATTACCCTATCGCCGAACTGTGCAAAGGCTACATGGCCGTCAGCGGCCACCGTATAGGCTCCTGTGGTCTTCGATATTTCAGACCATGACGCGCCACTAAGGCGGTAAAGGTCGGTGTCGTCGCCGCAAAACGTGTAAGTGTTGCCGTCGCCGTCCTTTGCAGAGAAAGCACCCTGCGGACGTTCGTTGATAGCGTCAGAAATGCTGCTCAACCCGCCAAGCGGCCCATATGACCCTTGCGTGCGCGGGATGCAGTTTTTGGCCTCGTTCGCGCCCGGATTATCGAGCGCAGCCTGATCCGGCGCATGTTGCCCAAACTGGATCACAGGGACAGCCTCGTTGAATCGTACCGAACACCCCCACTTGCAAAGGCGTCATCAGTTCTCATCTTGGCATTCCGACGCGTCCTACCGTCCACCCGGTTTGCGCTGTTGACCGCCTCATCCCTTTTGGCCTGCCAGAATGCTTCCCGTTCACCGTTCCGTGAATACGCTGCCGCTTCCACAAGGGACGCATACAGATATGTTTTGGGGTATTTGGTCAGGAGCGTGTTTGTGTCATCCGTGGCGAGGTCGTAACCCTTGAAATAGGCAAAGGTAAACGAATAACTGCCATCGGAAGGGGCTTCGAAGTCGATGGCGTCGGAAATTGCATAGAACCTTGGACGAGTAGCTGCATCGTCAACAGCCCTATTGAGGTCCTTCAACGCCTTCCGCTCAATCGCGTAGTCATTGAACTGATACTGTAGCGAAATGTCTTCAATGTACCCTGTCGGCAGGTCGATGGACTGTTCCCCGCTGGACAACGAAAGAGTTGTGCTGGTTTCCATGTCTCTTAGGCGCAGTTGTGTATTCAACTCGGTTTCGCCAAGTTCAATGAATTCCTGAATCTGCGCGTCGGACAGGTCAGACCGGCCACCAAGGCGGTTTCTGACTGCTGTTTGCAGTTCGCTATAGGTCGTGATGCTCACTAGATCAGCGCCACTAGATCGGTTGCATCAGTTCCAGACGCAACAATCAGGCTTGTTTTGATCGGTAGCCATGACCCCTGTACGGCATTCTTAAAGGTCACGCTCACACCGCTGGCATTCTGTGCCACCACATCACCTGTCACACCGATGTAGACAGACCGGGACTCAGCAGAAAGCGCCGTGCCGGGCGTGACAGCCTCAAAGTTACCAGAGGGTCTTGTTTCGTCGCTCATTTCTCAAACTCCATCCTGTCCCGAATGCTGCGGGATACCCGCGTTACGTCGTAATCGCCATGCTTAACCAAGGCGGATAGAAAACCGCCGCTTCTGTTTTCGAAGAACTCAGGCAAGTCCCGAATGACCTCCGCCAGCCGTTCCGCTTGCAGGATCAATTCAAGTTTCGTCAGATACAGGTCGCCCCCACATTCAACCTCGACCAGCCCGTCAATCGGCTCGTTGCGGTACAGATGCGAGGTCTCCCCATAAGAGGAATCCGCCCCGAATATGTGGATAGGTCGATATCCCGCCTTTACGCCGAGGAAACACCCGGCAACCACCGTATTGGGCCCTGGAATGCTTCCCGTCGTCTTGTAAACCGCGCCCTGAAACGTCAGCGGGTTGCAGTGAGCGTGAACCACGCCTTCACCAGAACAGAACTCATGCGTTCGTGTGCTGGGGTCTACAGTAAAAAAATAACAGTCGATTCCCTGTTCCTGACACCATCCCGCCGTCTGGTTGATGGCCCAAATGTCGCCAGGCCACGTTCTCAATTCATCGATATGGTCCGAAAGAGAATGACCGCCGCCAACCAAGGCAAGCGGTCCTTCCCCTTGCGGTTCCGGCAGATCAGGCGAGAGCCGCACGTTTTCCTCCATCGTGGAGTCTTCCACACAGCATCTCGCGCTAATCTTCAGCTTCATTAGGAGGCCATCAGCCCTTTTTCCTGAAGCAATGCGATAATCGCATCCACTGCGGCGTTGGTGTTACCCAGTGTGCCGGAAGTGTTTGTGACCACCGCGTACTGGTCGGACGGGGTTGCCCCGTGGAATCCGACCAGATCGGTAGCCGACTGACCGAGACGAGTCCCAAGAGGACCGCCATCAGAGAGTTCTTTAAGTGCCATGATATTTCTCCTTCAAAATGGCGGTTAGGATGTACCGGAAAGGCGGGTTGCCAAACGCGGATCAACCGTCTTGACGCCGTACAGGACATCGAGACGCCACATCGAATGGTCGTTGATGCCGTCGTAAACGGGAATGACTCGGACTGAGGTTCCCTTATAGGACTGCCGACCGACTTCCGTTGCACCCGGAGGCGAGATCAGCGGCACCGTTACCAGAGCAAAGGCATTCTTGTGGAACACCATGTTAGTACGATACGAACCCGCTGCCGTCTGCACCGAGGTGATGGCCTTGGTGTTCAGGTCGGACGTACCCGACGCAACAGCCACGTTCTGATGTGCGCCGCTCCAAACCATCGCTGGCGAAATCACCACCGAGTTACTGGAGTAGGACACGACCGTGAACTGCTTGGCAAAACCAAGGTCAGCCTTCGTTACCGGGTTGACCGCATTCACATCGGCAATCGAGATAACATCGCCAGCATTCAACGACACGTTTGCCACGGTGATGGTCTGCTGGTTGGTGTCCTTGATTGCGTCATAGGTGATCGTGGACGTTGTGATCGACTGGTTGACCGTACCCGTCACATCGGAACCCGTGGTGTGGGTGGCGACGTTCTGAGTCATGTAGGTGTCAACGTTGCCGATCATACCAATGTTGCCCTTGCGATAAGCTGGCTTCACGATGGTATCGGTGAACAACGAAGTCTGAGACCCAACCAATCCCCAATGGTCGGCAGGGGAAAGAACAGCACACCGATCCGACTGAGGAACAGCGTACTCGTCCAGAAGCTGCGGGGCCTTGGCGAAGTCCGCAAATGAGTTGATCGTCTGGCCCGGCGTACCGGCCCAGTTCGGCACGTCCTTGTAGAGCGCGTGCAAATCAACGTCGATCTGGTTGGCAAGCTGAATCATCGCAGGCTTGATGGCCCGTTCCGCGAGGTCTTTGATGTCCAAGGTCAGTTCCTGGGAAGTGAACTTGAAGTCGACGCCCTTGCGCTTGTCGATGGTCAGCGTGGTCTTGCCTTCAACAACGTCCTGTGCAGACGCAACAGCGCCATCGCGAACGGTGTAGTCAGCAGGCTTGCGGATAGAAATGGTTTCGCCCACTTCGTAGCCGTTCACCTTTTTGGAAAGGTCTTCCTCATAACCGCGAAAAACCTTCTTCGCCATTACGAGTTCGTTATCAAGGATAGTCACCGCAGCCTTCGCGATGATATCCGCAGTCAATTGGCGGTTAGCCATATCTGGATTCCTTTTAGGTTATCCAGGCAATCCCAAATGCTTCGCCATTTCCGCCGGAGTCATTCGTCCGACATCCGACCGAGCAGATGCCTTTCGCGCCTTGATGGGCGTTACCGGTTTCTGTTCGACTTTTGGCTTTTCACGGGCTTTGGCCTGGAGTTGATCGAAGCGCCGGGCCTTATCCAGAACTTTCACCATCCTTGGATCGATGACCGACGCGATTTCTCTTTCTGTGAAGCCAGCCTGTTTCGTGCCGTATTCGGACACTGCGCGGGCTGTCTCGTCCGACCAGTCCGGGATTTCCCGTTGAAGCGCGGCCAAGCCTTCCTCACGCCGCTTGGCAACATCCTGTTGCTGCTTTGCGAGGGCTTCCTGCTGCTTTCTGGATAACTGTTCGGATTTACTGTTTCGCTGTTCGACGAGTTGACGGCGCTCCCAATCCAGCCGCATGAACTCCGCTTGGTCGGCCTGCTGAAGCTGTCGCCAGTCGATCTGATCGTAAGCCTCAATCTGCCGGTCCATTGCGGTTAGTTCCGCCACGTCCTGAATGTGTTCACGCTGTACCTGCGCTTGGTGTTCAATCTCTGCCTGTCTGGCTTCGACTGCCTTGCGCTGTTCGGCTGTTTCCTGCGTCTTCCGGGTGTAGTCGGCTTGGCGCATGAAACCGTCTTTGAGTTCGGCTGGGACGCGATAGCTTTTGCCTTCCCAATCAATCTCTACAAACTCCGGTTCCGGCTCGTCTTCCGAATTGTCGGAGTCGTCGGAATCGTCGGTTGCCTCCTGATCGAGGTCCGCGTCATCCGCATCGTTAATTGCGTTCCATTGGTCCTTCTCAGGCGCTTCGCCTTCCGTTGATTCCGGCAAAGCGTCCGTATCAACGGATTCTGTCAGAGACAGTTCTTCCGTTTCATCACTCATGATTTTTCCAATAAAAAAGCCGCCCAGCGGGGGCGGCGTCCGAAACCTTCTCTATGAAGGAATTACTGCGATGGTGTTCCCTGCATCGCGTTGACTGAATTCTGTAACTCTTGAAGCATGGCCTTCAACACATCGCCCTGCTGGTCGCTTTCGGCTTTCATCTGTGCAAGCTGTATCTGCAACCCGCGATCAAGCGCCTTCTCTCTGGACGTGTGGTCCATCTTCATCCGTTCGAGTTCAAACGAATTGTCGGGATTGTCTTCTTCTGTCAGCTTGCCAGCGATTTCGGCGTTGGCTTTCATGCGGTCTGTCTGCGCTTTGAAGGAATCAATCTCGACCTTCTTGATGTCGGTCTGCACCTTCGCCATGCGCTCCTGCTTGTCGTCTGACGCGGCCTGCAATTCAGCCTTGAGCGCCTCGATGACCTTCATCGCCTCGGCAACCTTCGGATCACCCTTGCCTTTCAATTCAGGCGGCAACAGGTGTTGCAAGCGCTTCTTGATTTCGTCGGCTTCCGGCCAATCAAGGTTCTTTGCAAGCAAGTCGCCAATCAACCGCCCAGCCTCCGGCCATCCCCGCATGAGTTCAAGCATCTGGTCAGCGGCTTCCTGCCGCTTCGTGTTGTAAGACGGACCGGATTCACAAACCACGTCATACTTTCCTGTCGTCATGTCGAAGATGCGGGGAACAACCCCATCCGGCATTTCTTCCAGATTATACGCCGGGAGGTATTGCACCTCGCCGTTTTCATCCTCTTTCGGAATGACTTCCTGATTTAACGGGACACGTTTTGCCGAGCCGTCCATGCCGAGGATTCGCGCCATCCGTGGTCGGGTGTAGACCTTGGGAATCAGGTCAACGATTATCTTGCCAGCGTGCTGGATGGCCCGGTTCAGGTTATCCGCGAAATGGAATGTCGAGGTATCGCCTTCCTGCTGCCTTGCTCGAATAGCAACGCCTGACCGCTCGTTCGACTTCTCACCTAATCCAGCTTCATGAATACCGATGACAGACTTCATATCACCAGACGCGCTCATAGCCTCCTGCAATGCTCCTGCCGGGATGCCTGCAAACGGCTGGCGTTGCGGCGGCATTCCGCCTGCCCGCGCTACTGCGTCAGCATCATACTCAAGATAGGCATGGTTCTGTGTGTTCGCTGTCGCCCAACGCTCTGCGTCAACATCAAACGCGCCAGCAGGGCCGACCCAGGGCGCTTTAGGAGCAAGCGCGACAACTTCGGTAGTGTAGGTGCGCCATGCGTTGTAAGACCGCTGTGCATCCTTCGCAAAGTGCGTCAACGAGAAGAACTTCCTATCGCCTTCGATGATGACTTCCTCACCGTAGACAGGAATAATCGGGATATACCGACCCAGCCAATCGTTCTCCTCCAGAATCTCGTGGCCGTTCATCTTGTACTGCTTGACCTTGTACGCTTTGCCGGGACGGGTTGCCTCAACCATTATCCCTTCGGCGTCGAACATTCCCCTCTGCTTTTCATACACGGACTGCTCAAGCACCTGCTTGTCAGACAACATCAGGAATTCGGTGTCGATTTCGTCCCGCTTCCAGAACTCGGCAATCCTGACCGCGTTTTCTTCAAACCACAGCGTGTCGGACTTATCCAGGCTCGATATGGAATCCCAATCGATCTTCTCCTTGCCGGGGAACATCTGCTCAAACTGCTTTTCCGTCAGCAGGTCCGTTACGAAGCATGTATTCCAATCGCTTGAATCAACCGCCGTCGATGTCGGATCGCCATAAACCGCGAGGGGGTTGGTCATGCGGTCAACAGTGATGTCCATGTCAAAGGAATCATAGGCCGCGTAATCCACGTTGACCCTGAAATACCCGACACCCATCGATGCAGCAAAATCTATCGCCGTGTCGTAAGCAGCATCGGCATTCGATTGGACCTGGACGCTTCTGATTAGCCCGTTGAGGATTTCCGCTGTGTCGTCGTCGGACTCATCGTCAACAGCATATACCTTGATCTGCGGTTTGTTCTGGCGGGCGTCGTTCGTTACCTGCCGAATGAAAGCCGGGAACATATTGAACGTCCAACACGGGCGTTCCTCGCGCTGTCTCGCCGCAACAACGCGGGGGTCCCACTGTTCACCCATGCGACCGAAGCGCATGTCTTCAATCCAGCGTTCCCGGTTCTCCGCCTCCGCGCTTTCTGCGGCTTCGAAGAACTCCTTCGCCTCTTTCAGAACGTCATCCATCAACAAATCCCTACGGCCATGCCGGGAGACCCCCGCGCATCGACTTTCTTGGTTGTTTTCTTGGTCATTGAGGGGAACAACTCAGTGAATCCCCACACCATCGCATCGCAGCGGTCGGGAGAACCTTCGCCTTCGTATCCTGCTGCTGTCATCTTGCACATCTGGTCTTCCAGTTCGGGGAAGGTGCCGACATGCGAAATCTTACCGAATGAATACAGTGAACTGATTGGCTCGGCCCTGACGTGTTTTCCTCTTGTCGCTCGTACTTCCCGAACAGAAACACCGGGACGGGCTGAATTGAGCGTGTGTTTCACCATGTCGCCGCCCTGGTTTATCTCAACCACGATGCAGTCAGCTTCCCACTTGTCCAAAGCCGCTATGGCTCTGTCCGCCCATTGTCTTGGCGTGCCTTTCAACGACAGGTCATCGAGAAGATAACCCCTGCCGTCCTCACCCAACCCACAAACAACAACGCCATGCTCGTTCGAGCCGTATTCACTTGAAACAGCAGGATCAACAGCAACAACAATCTGCTTCATGGGCGGTGTGTCTAACCTTCGCCCTTCATGCAGAACCTGCCGCGTCCAGATAGCGCCAAGCGCCATCGGTTCGTATTCTCCCAACCAGATATGAGCGTATCTGTCAGGGTTGGTCTTTCTGTCGTGTAACCGCTCCGCCTCCAGTTCATCAGGGAACCACGGGTTTGCGTCGTAGTTCGCCTTGATGCTGATCGCGCCTTCCGGCGGTTCCTGTCCGCAGAAGAACGCATCAACCGGGTCGCTGGCGTTGCGAGGATTCCAGCTTGCCCATATTTCAGAACCGGGCTTGCGAATTGTAGGCCGTAACAGTTCAAGGCTTCTTGCCGAGAGCGTGTGCGCTTCCTCGATCCATGCGATGTCAAAACCTTCCAGCGACTTGATCGATTCAGCGGTGTGGTCTTGCATCCCCTGATAGATGATGACACCGCCGCCGGGCGTGCCTGTTTCGGATTCCTTTGTCTTGAACATATCCAGCACGTTGTGCGCTGCTATCTTGTCTTCGATCAGCCGCTTGGCCGATTCCTTCAACGTCTTCTGCACCTCACGAACACAAACCATTCTGAGGCCCTTCTGAGCCACCGCACGCGCAACAGCCAGTTCCGCGAACGTGTGAGACTTGGCTGAACCTCTCCCACCTCTAAGCGCCTTGTATCGTGATTTTTGAAGGCACAGGGCATACACCCTAGGAATCTGCGGGCTGATTTTTCGGGTCAACGATTGTCCACTCTACCTGAATAGGCCCGCCGCCTTCGCCCGTGTTTTCCTGTCGCGTAGTCTCTTTCCAACCCATCCGGGTTTTAGACCACCAGATAGCTGCGGCGGTGTCGCCATTGATTGCTTTGTTGTACAACGTGCCACCAACCATCGCGTTGGCCTTCGTCGCTGCCGTGTCCAGTTCCTCGCGGAAGTGCTTCCGTAATGTTTTAGGGTCAATCCCGCCACTTCCGATGGTTCGCGCTATCTCGTCTTGAGGAATCCCGATTGCAGCCATTCGTTCGACCTTCTGGCGATCTGCTTCCGTTGGTTCGTATTCAGGCCTCGCCATCTTTTATGGACGGGAATAACTCCCCGCTCTCCTCTAGCTTTGCCTGCTCACCCGTGAAGTCCTGCCAGCGTTTTACAGCCACATCGACGTAAGCAGGGGACAGTTCCATTGCGTGAATCGCCCTGCTTGTCATCTCACCTGCGATGATGGTTGTGCCTGATCCGCTAAACGGTTCGTACACCGCCTGTCCAGGCGACGAGTTGTTTTCGATGGGCCGCTTCATGCACTCGACAGGCTTCTGTGTGCTGTGGCCGGTCTCTGACTTCATGGGCTTGTCAATATCCCATACCGTCGATTGCTTGCGACCACCGCAATAGTGGCCTTTCTTGTTCTTCCGTACAGCGTACCAGCACGGCTCGTGCTTGGGATGATAGTCGCCGCGACCGATGACAATATTGTTCTTTGCCCAGATGATCTGCGCCCTGATGTTCAGGTTACAGCGTTCCAAACTTTCAGCGACGATGTGCGCCTTGTTGCCTGCGTGCCAAACATAAGCCACGTCGCCGGGAAACAGCGCCCAGGCCTCCGACCAATCGGCGTTGTCGTCGTTGGATACCTTGCCAACAGCACGACCGCCGTCGGCGGTCCCATCAGAACGCATAGCCTCGTTGCGCCAGTTCGCATCATACTCCACCCCATAGGGCGGGTCCGTGACCATCAGGTGAGGCTCAACACCGCTCAGAAGCTTCTCAACGTCCGTCGCTACCGTGCTATCCCCGCACATCAAGCGGTGCTTGCCGAGTATCCACACATCACCCGGTTGCGTTACGGGATTATCCGGTGTTTCGGGTACTTCGTCAGGGTCCGTTAATCCTTCCGTCTTTTCCGCGAAGATGTCAGCCAACTCCATCTCGCTGAATCCGATCAGGGAAAGGTCGAAACCCTCCTGTTCAAGCCCGGTCATTTCAATCGCAAGCAAGTCCATGTCCCAGCCAGCGTTCAACGCCAATTTGTTATCAGCGATGATGTATGCCTTGCGCTGGGAAGGCGTCAGGTGCGCGAGAGTGATTGTCGGCACTTCCGATAGGCCTAACTTGCGTGCGGCCATCACACGGCCATGTCCGGCGATTATACCGCCATCCTCATCGATCAGGACGGGGTTGTTAAAGCCAAACTCCCTTATGCTTGCCGCGATCTGTGCTACCTGTTCATCCGAATGCGTCCTGGAATTGGATGCGTAGGGGATTAGGTCAGATACAGGCTTCTGTTCTATATCCACTCGGCCAGTTCCTGCGTGTAGAGAGAAGGCCTGCCGATCATTGTTCGCCGCCGTGCATCGCTGTTTCATAATACTGCTGTTCGGCTGTCCATTCTTGCTCAGGATAGTAGCTTTTCTGCACAAACCAAACTTGAAACCTCGCCTCTAAACGCCTTACTCGCGCAACACTCAAATTAACGGCAGCAGCAACAGACTTTTGTGTGTTTCCGCAAATCCTCGCTGAATAAATGAAGGCATCCCTCGCCAACGTTGAACCGCCTGTGTACGGATCGTGCTTGTTTGTATACATCAGTAAATCACAAACCGGTCGCTGTTTCTGTCGGTGCAGCCATTGTCTTCTCCTATGCCTCGTAAGCGACGGTCATGCCGCTGTTACCTGTGTCGCGCCCGCTACAGGGATACCGACCTCAATAGCCGTTGTAACGCCACGCGTCCCTTCCGTGCCTCTGGCCTCGTAAAGAAGACCCTCGACAATATCTTCGTAACTGGCGTCGAACGCTACCGGCCCGCCGAAGGCGTACCGGACCAGCGTGTTGGCAGGGAATGTCGAACTATCCCTTACCAAACTGACCGTCCCGTTGGCCGCGCTGGCAATTGATGCTGTGAAACCCGATCTCGACCACGTAGAACCGCTGTCCTCTGAGACCTCAAAGCCCTGTACCGCGTCTTCACCACCCGGCACAGACCCGCTCGTTTGCGTAGCGCCTGCAACCAGCGTCCCGGAGTTGGGCAGAGAAATCGTTACAGTGATTGTGTCACCCGAACGTGAGGCACTTTGCACCTCTGGATTGGCTATTGTCTCAATTCCCAGCCCCTTTGTGATGGACTGCGCCATCCTCAAACCTAGCCTTGGATTCCCTCGCACGTCATCAAGCGCCTGGTGAGGCCCCCTGTCGTTTGTGTCCGATACGATGTCATTAAACCATGTTCCGATGACAGCTTCGGAATTACTGTCAACAAAACTGACCAATTCCTGCCGCAACTGTCTGTAACTGTCGATGGTCGTTTCTGCGCTCGGTTCGCTTTCATCGTATGGAGACGCCGGGTTGTTGCCGGTGTTGATTCCATGCCGCGTAAGCGGACACATGATCAACCTTGAGGTCGAAGCGAACACGTCGTCGCCAACGTCAGGGCTGTTCAAAACAGAGTGGTTGAGCGTATAAGACAACCCGCCAGGGTCAGACCCAAGCATCACAGGGTTGAGTATGTTTTCTTCGTAGTTCGTCCCGCTACCAGCGTCTGACGTACCCCACTGATGCAAGACTGCGGTCGTGTCCGATCCGGCATCCACCGCCAGGGTTTCGCTCTCTGAGAATTTGCGATTGCTGTCGCTATCGTCAGCCCACTCTGACATGGCCGTGCCTTGTTCGTGATGCCCGATTAGCTGCACAGGCGCAGTCGTCAAGGAATCGAGATATTCTGCCAAAGCGATCAATCCCG